CTAACAAGTCCTCCCTTAAACTATCACGTATTAGCTTAGGTCTAAGATCGGCTATTTCCCAGGAGGTTAGTTCGTCTAGGTAGTAGTACCCTCCGGCACCTTCAACTATATGCTCATCGTCTACTACGTCCCAATACCCTCTATTATCTTGCGGAGTATAAAAGAAGTCCCAACCTGTTTTAGCAGTTAGTATCTGGACTATGGTATCCTCCCAATGATCGTCATAATTGTAGTTAGACTCGTTATACTTCTCCCCTATAGCCTTAGCTATAAAAGTTTCATCGTTGACTTGTACGTGCAGGTAGACGCCATTGTCTACGCTACCTTCGCCGCTATACTTAAACCGTTTCACTTAACAAGTCCTCTCGAATCGCATCCCTTACTACTTTAGGTCGCCTAGCTTGCGCCGCTGCCTTACGCTCAGCATATTGAGCTTTGCGGTGCGCTTTGATTCTAGCGTCCGAGTCTAGTTCTTCGTGTAGGTCGCTTGCGGGTTCGATATCAAAGCTATTATCCATAGGAGTCCATGACGTTACAGCCTCCCTACCCTTGCGGATAGTGTAGAGTCCGTTACGCACGGTAGCGCTAATGCCTAACTCGTCTAGATACCTGTTAACCTCGTGGTTGTAGTCCTTGCGTTGCTCCCAGGTAGGCACGTCCGTAAACTTGTAGCCTTTGATTGTATCTTGCCACCTAGAGTCGCGTCTACCGTTTCGACCTAGCATAGCCGTGTTAATTCTAAAGCTACCTCTATTTAAGCTTAGTCTAAAGGAGCGCTTGTTAATTAAGTCATAATCTGTAATGAACCCTAGCGCGGCTAACAAGTCCTTCAAAGTAGCGGCCATGATTACAGTCTCATAGGTAGTCAAAGTCTTACCGTCTTTATTTCTAATATTAGTGAATCTCATTAGTCCTCCAAAGTTTCGAACAAGTCTAGTTGCTCGGCATTATCTAAGTTATAGGGTAGCACATAGCCGAAGAATACCTCCTCAGCTATACACTTACAGTCTGTTAAGTCCTCAATGCCGTAGTCTAATCTATTGCGCATCGTTTGCATATACCACCGCTTAGCTGGGTAGTCCATATTTAGTATGAAGTCTCTAACTTGCATAGCCATAATCCTCCCCGATATAATTTAAGAATAGCAAGGTTAACACCTAGCGTCAAGTTAAGTTTTAATAAAGGCCCTTGCTAGATAGTCTAACAAAGGCCCGCTAATATTATTCGGAGTATTGTCCGTTAGTGATTCTAAACCTACAAGCTTGTTCGTCCGTAGTAATGTAATTACGATTGCCTAGTAGTACTAAGCCAATGTCCTGGTACCAAGCTGCTATGCCTGAATCAAGTTGAAAGAGCACCTCGTCCGGCTTACCTGGATTATCTCCGCAAGGGTCGATAATGGCTAAGATAGGACTTACTCCATCTTGGCCGTCTAGTCCGTTAGCGCCATCCTGTCCATCGACGCCATCTAAGCCATTAGTGCCGTCTAGCCCGTCTACTCCATCGACTCCGTTAGCGCCGTCTAAGCCGTTAGAGCCGTGCCTAACTAGTTCGGTCACGTCACCACAAGTCATGGCTACACCTTCGCTAGTGTCCTCAATGCTACATGATTGTACGATAGTAACCTGATCGCTGCCGCACGCGGCTAGTGCTAAAAGTCCTGCAATTGTTAGTGTTTTCATTAGTTTCATACTAGTTCCCTTCAATTATGTGATAGCCTAAGCTAATTAGTTCCCGTTTAAGACTGTTACGCTCTACCCTATCAGCATCCTCTAATTCTGTCAATAGTTCAATACTAGCTGCCCCATGTTGCCCTATTCGCTGATAACTCATGATATCAGTGCTATGATGATTGTATGCTTCCCTAGGCATTAAGGCTATTACGTCACCTTCGGGGAACTTCTTAAAGTAAACCAAGGTAGGTAGCGGCTTAACGCATACTATCGGCTCAGCTTCGCCTCGTTCAATTGCCCCTGTCACGTGGTATTCTAGTAGCTTCATTCTTCTAAATCCTTCCTTAATGCGTCTCTGATTAGCCGCAGCCTTCATATCATATTTTCTAGATATTAGTATAGTGCCTATAGGCAGCTTGTGTATATCTTGACTAGTTAACATTATATTTCTCCTAAGCCTTGCATAGTAGCAATGCTTCTAATCTAAGTCTAGCACAATATCTAGGCTAGTGTTATTAAGTTATGGTTATGTTTAATTAAAAGTTACGTTTAGTGCCTGGTTAAAGATCGGTACTCTTTGACAGGGCTATTAGCTTGCCATGAGGCGCTCTAGGCTGCCTTCTAAGCCACGATCTAAGCTAAAAGCTAGGGTTACTAGTGCCATCTTTAGCCTTGCTTAGAGAGCCTTTAAAAGCCTCGTAACGCTGCCCCTTAAGTCGCCATATTCCTAGTTAAGCCTATCCTCCTAAGTACTTGATATCAGGTATAGGGCAAGCGGGTAAGTCTATAAGGATATCTAAGGTATATAAGAGTATTGTAGTAAGGTATAATAGCTATGATACTAATATACCCTATAAGTAAACTAAAGTAAGCTAAGCTAAAGAATATACTAAGCATAGACTAATATAGAAGCATAAGACTAAGAGAAGCTATAGTACTAAATAACATCCATAAAACAACCATAAAGCACCTATAAGATATAAGAGTCTAGGGAGTATATTAGAATACCCTGATAGAAGTACTGCATAGTATCTGTGATATGCCTAAGCAGTGCCAGGAATAGACTTGAATAGCTGCCCCAGAGTACCAGGATAGTACTACTTAGTAAACCCTAATAAACCCTGAGTTGATACTCACTAATACCCTGAAATTGATACTGAATGACAGACCTCCACATTTCTCCCCATTCCCCTAGTTACACTCCAAATCTGCATCTAAGTCTCCCTGAAGCGTAGCTAGCTGCTCATCGGTGAACTCATAGCAGTCATGTAATACCTCAATTAGCTGGGGTTGGTGCCTAATGCTGTACAAACCCTCGTCATTGAATACTAATAGGCTTAGTTCTGCCTCACTATACTGTGTTATGTCTTTTCTCTTATGCATTGCGTCATTCTCCTTCTTTTCTTAGTACTGATACGCCGCTATTTATAGCCCTAAGCGTCAATTATAGCCGTTACGTCAAGGTTTAGTCACTGATGCGCTGCATTATAAATACAGTGCGTTAGGCTAAAACGACCTAGTGAAATTCTAATTTGACCTCTTATGTTACGTTAAGGTTCAATCAGGGTATAAATGAATCCCCTGGGAGTAGCTACCCTAACCCCTAGTGTAGTGCTGTTAGATACCCCACCGTTAGCTATTAGACGCTCTAGGAGCGCCGTAGCTGCTTTAGTATGGGTATCCTTAGCACCATGGTCATAAGGTAATACTATCGCTGTAGAGGCGTATAAAGCCTTAATACGGCTACCTTGTCTATTCGTGGGACCTAAGTATCTAGTTTCAATTGATTGTACTGTTTTAGTCATTGTATGTCCTTTTCTGATAATCACCGCTGATATCATCCACTAGCCTGTTTAGCCTAGCTACCGTGAATCTAAGCTGCCTAAGCTTGGGCTTAGAGTCCGGCTTAGTTTCCCAAGTCTTGGCGTATTCATTAGTCAACGTCTCATAAGCCTCATAGTCTTGAGGCTGCAGCAAGGCTACACCAAAGCGCTCTATAGCGACAATCCTAAGTAGTAACTGATTATGGTAGTACGATACTTGCCCCTCGATTGTTTGAAGTCTATGTATCATGATACCACCTCATAGATGAATACTAGGAACACTAGACCTAAGATGCCGAGTACAGTCAAGACCCCAGCGCCCCCAGCGATTAGATACCCTAGCAGCATCAAGCCAATTAGTACAGTTAAGATTAAACCCATGATTATTTACTCCCTTCGATTGTAGCGGCTACGTTCGCCACTGTTTCCATTATACTAGGTACGTCTACCAAGTAGCTACCGATACCCCATACTGCCAGGGCTACGAATATCATCATTACTAGACCATCGTTGTCGTACCAAGCTCTGCGAGTCCCTAGAATGTACCAAGTCAAAGCGGCTACAGTTATTAGAATCATTAATGTCATAGTCTATTCCTTTCCTATACGTATACTACAGTGTAGCCTAGTTTTACTAGGATGTTGTGTGAAGTTATGGTTATTTTCTTAACCCGTACGATCTTAGCCATTACGCCGCTACCTCAAGTAGACGCTCTTGCGCTAGTTCCGTGAGTCTAGGAATATCCTTGCGCGTCCCTTTAGCTGTGACGAGTATCCAAGCTTTGTACATGATTACGATTGTATTGTCTGATAGAAGTATTGTTTTCATTTTCTATGTCTCCCGTTTCTATCATAGTACGTTGCACATGCCGTGCCAGCACGTAACGCATTGATATCATTGGATGCAGGAGGATTAGTGGTGTCGAAGTTATTGACGCTTCGTTGTAAGTGTGTGATATGCTTGGTGTCTAAAAGTTATACAGTGTATAGTTCTTTGACAGGCGATCTGGTCGGTCTACATATTAGAGGATACGCGTGCGCGTAGCAAGTTCCATGCCAGCTCCTTAGGTATAGTTATTGCAGGGGGAGCAAGAAGCGTGCCAAGTTAGGTGGCATATAAATTGCTATTGCAAATAGCGTGCCATAGGGGGGGGGTGGTTGGGGTTATTGGGTGGTGATCGGTTTCGATACTCAAAAAATCACGCTCCCGTCATTTTGGAGAATAATAACACCTACTTAACTTTCATCAAACCCTTATCACATAAACGTTAAATATAGCCTTCATAAATAGCAAATAGCTGATATTGCTAGTCTAACAAGTCTTTTCTCAAGGCATCCCTAACTACTTGATGACGTTGATCTGCTAAGGTAAGACTCTCTGGAACTGCTCTCCAACCCACTCGTGTATCAGAACGTAGCTGTATCAGTACGGTATCTGTGCTAGCATCATAATCTAGTACCGTAAATAACTGCTCTTTTCCAGAATAATTGCCTTTAACAATATCCCCCGGTTTAAACTTAGTCATTAGCTAAATCCTCCCGTAGCGAGTCCCTAACGGCCTTAGGCCGCTGATCTGCTAGTTTAATCTCGTAGTAGGTCTTGTAGATGCGATCAGCACGGCCCGGCTTAGGGGATACTCTAAGTAGATCGTATGTAAAATTGTTAGGCTCTGGATTGAACTCATATATAGCCGCAATCTTAAACAAGTCAGCGCCAGTGTAAGATATAGCGGTTACTATATCACCTACTTTATATTTAATCACCTAGTAAATCCTCCCGTAAGGCATCTCTGACTAGTTTAGGGCGGTTGTCTGATAGTTCAGTTATCCCGTTCGCTAACCAAGTATAATCAGCATTGCCATATTTATCTATGTGCGGTTGTATATCGTGGCTTAGCCTACGGAGTCGTTTCACGTGGCTTAGCCCAGAATGCCCTAGTCCTGGCAAAGACGGCGATGGCCAAGCTACCGCTAATATCATATCATCCTCTAGGTCATAAGCTAATACCTTATACTGCTTATGTGGAAGTTCTATAAACTCCGCCTCTTGTATAATATCCCCCGGTTTAAACTTGTATTCCCGCTTTTTAGTCATAAACCCAGCTTACCCTAGTTAAGCCCAAGATGCAAGGACTTAATGCCCGGTTAATATAAAAAATAACGGGGGGAATACCAAGCTAGGATACAGCCCATACCTTAGTTCGCCACCAGACGCCCTGTACGGCTCTGTAATGCATTTTAATGTGTGGTTAAGGGGTAAGGTCATTCACTAGAAGAAGAGCGCTTAGAAGGCATTGTAGGGGCTAATATAGGGGATTACTCTGTATCAGTAGCATAGATAGCTCATATACCCCAAATACTAGCGAATATCAACCAAATAGCGGTGTTTTATACTACAGCCTTAAAGTCTTCAATTAAGTGATATCGCAGAGAATTAGCTAAGAACTCAGTTATCTCAGAGTCCGAGGCTTTTCTAAGGTGTTTAGGTTCCCACCAGCTTTCAATGTAACGGTCCCTATCTTCAAAGGAAAGCGGCATTACGGCTATGGGAAGCAGACCTTCATCGTTCTCATCTTCGAAGTCTATTTCCACGATATAACCTAGGGTTTGATTGTGTTTAAAACTAACTATATCGCCTACTTGTATATTCTTCATATTATTCTCCTTATACAAGCTCATCCCAGTTACCTTCAGGGAAGATCTCCTCAGCTACTGACAGCGCTAGTTCCCTACGTCTGTGATAATCCGCAGACTCTTCTTTGTAAGCTTCCAATTATTCTAGGCTTTTAAATACCTTAGCTCCTAGAACATCTAGGGAGCCATAGTCGGTGAATACTCTAGGCGTCTTATCAGAGCCCGCTGGCTTAGCTAGGTAGCTGGAGTTAATGAAAGCGTCGCTGTAATAGTCCACTACCTAAAACTCTGTAACGTCGCCTACGTCATCATTGGTGTAATAGCCCGATACCCAGAATTTGTCGCCTATGTTTAGTTTATTCATCTGTAAAATCCTTTCGCTGCTTGCCAAGAGCCTATGCTTATACTTAAGTCTGTACTATCAATGCGTTTCTTAGAGCTTTCTAAGTTTCTCAGTATGTCATGTAGAATTATGCTATCTATAGCTCTGTGGTAGTAACCCGTCTTGCGGTAAACCCAAGACCAGAATCTTATGTAAGAGTCTTTTTTATCTATATTCATAGTCCTTTACCTCTATATCTAACCTTAGTGCTATCTTTAGTGTGTTTTCTGTGTCTAAGCTTAGTGCCTAGCCATTGACCTATAAATATAGCTAAGCCTCCCAAAAGTGTAGCAGGCCACAACATAGATATGAAAAATGTAAGGTCCATATCAACTTCATTAGAGTCTTGAATCTGATAAGCAATTGCCCCAATAAACACTAATAACCCTACTAAAACATAAGTACCTAAAACTAGAAAAACTGGTTCCATAAGCAAGCCTCTCCTTTAAACATAGCAGCTACAGCATTGAACTGCTCAATAGTAATCCTGTGTCCCTTGTAAAACATTATACCAGTATATAATTGCTTAGGCCATACATATCCGTGAAAGTAAGCGGCTTCTCTAATTATTGAGTTATTCACTAGCCAAGTCCTCCCTTAAAGCAGCTCGTACGATTTTAGCCCTGCCGTCGTATTTAGTGACGGAATCCTGCTTTAGCCAACGCCAGCTCGTGTTTGGTCCATAGTTATCGATATAAGGCTGCACATCATGGCTTAGTTTATAGTACCCAGCTAAAATAGATAGAGAGTTATCGGGCTTTGTATGTGGAGCTTCTGGATAAGGAATAGCTACCATCCAATAGTCGGCTAAATCATATGCAACTACCTCGTACAAAAACTCATCGGGGTTTGAGTTATCTTTAACTATGTCTCCAGGTTTAAAAAACTGTGTGTGCATATTCATATTATAGCCAATCTAATTACTAAAGGCAAGTTATTAATTAAAAAAAGAAGAGCCGGGATACCCTAAGGTATCTTAGAGAAAATCAGCTTACCAGTATGCACGGCAGCTGCTTGGCTAGTACCTGATAGCTTAGGCCCGTAGGCACCTTGTACGCCTTTGCCTATCTCCCAAGTATTGACTAGGGGTCCCTTGTTAGAGAAGCTGTGAGGTCTACCAAATAGATCTGCGCTGCCTACCACTTTAATCCTAGAATCATACATAGCTGGGTAGTAAGTAGATTCTGTAGGGCATACTGAGTTAGGAGTACAATGTGCTAACAAGGCTCCGCTATTACCTGCGGCTGTTACTACAATAATATCTTGATCTAAGGCTTCAGTTACTGCTAGACGCTCTGCATATGAAAACTGAGCCCCACCGCTACTGATGTTTATAATATCAACCTTGGCTGCTACCGCAGCTCTAATCGACCGTATCATCCAATCTAAGGTTTGGGCTGGCGTAGCTTGCTCACTCCAGTATTTATAAATGATCTGGCAGTACTTAGTATTACTAGCAAACTTATGAATAATCCCTGATATGTTAGTGCCGTGCTCTCGGTAATCTGAGTCATGCAACCCAGTACCAGTGAAGTCTATGTGACCTGTAGGGCATAGGCCGTTGGCTTCTTTGTTATCTAATATGGCTAAATTAATACCAGTATCTATTACCGCTACTTTTATAGTAGCTTCAGCTTGAGCGCTAAATAGGAATAGAAAAAAGAATAACCAGCGCATTGTTAAGCCCGCCTGTCAATCAGAGCTGAAAGTACTCCCGGCAACTTAGACTTAGCTAGTGCCTGTTCGATCTCAGGATGTAAATGCGTATTACTAGCTAATGCTACGAGTATGCGTGGGTTATCCGATTTTAGTATAAGCTTTTGTACTTCTAGATCTTCTGTGCTGCGGGCTACTAGAAGCTGTGCTCTGATATCTCCTGACGAGAACGCAGACTCTTGTGCTCTAGCTCCAGTAATCATTGGTGATGCGGCTGATTCTATTTTCATATTGATTCCTCGTTAATGATCTTAACTAAGCTCCAAGCATCATTAGGTATTTGTATTACGTGGCCATCTTCGCATTCATATAAAGCCGCCTCGCTCTTTGGTTTAGCTTTATGCCATTTAACTAAGCCGTCTAGCTGCTGTAAACATTTAAGCTTACGCGTCTTGCCTTCAACATCTATATAAGTTACTATCGTACCAGTTTTAATCCTCATCTGCAATAGCTCCGTAGGCGTCTATAGCAAGCTCTGTTAGCTCGCCGTGCAGCTTAGCTTTTTCAGAGTCGCTAGGTTCTAACAAGAAGCGTTTAATCAGATTCTTAGCTTTAGTGTGCTTGGTAGCTAATTTTATATGAGCTTTAACCATAGCTTCACTAAGCATAAAGTCGTATATGGACTCGTTAAAATACATACGCTTTTCGGAATCTGAGAGCTTCACTTAAAAGTCCTTACCAACAGTTCCTAGGACAGTTCCATTAGATACACCGAGTACGCCTAGGCTATAACCGTTGCCGATCTCTTGTTGAAGCCCAACACCCCATACAGCTTTGTTTCTCATCTCTACCTGTGTAGAGCTTCCTACGGCCTTTGTAGAGAGTCCATCAGGACCGCCGCCTACCGCTAGCAACAAACGAGTTCGTTTAACTACGGGGCTCACAGGAGCTTTAACAGCGATTCTAGGTACAACCTTAAACTCTTCTGATTTAAAGCTGTGAGTTTCACCGTTAGCTAGCGTTACTGTAACTGTAGCGCCTTTTAGATACGCTGGCATTTCTGCATAAGCAGCTCCGGTTAGTAATAGTCCTGCGGTTAATAGCAATTTAGTAATCGTCTTCATCTTTGATCTCCCGTGTTTCGAATATTTCATTAAAATGTGTTTCAGCTCTAACTAGTTCGAAGTTAGATGGAAAATGCCTTAAGCACCAGTAAGCTCTAGTACGATACTCTTTGGGTACTCTAGGAGTTTTCTTAGGATCTAATAGATCTCGTAAGAATCTTCTAGCATTTACTATTGCTAATAATCGTTCTGAAGGCACTGTCATATTTGTATATTAGCTTATGCTTTAGGTCTTGTCAACCATTAAATCATCTCGTAGTGAGCTTCTAACTGAAGTAGCTTTAAATTTAGGCATTTGCTCTTCTAGCAGCTCTAGCGCGGCTAGCCTACGTCGCCAATCTCCAGCAAATAGAGTGAAGTTATTGTATACAGGAGTAGCGCCTTTTGTAGATAGCTTCAAAGTTTCTCTTAATTCGTCGGCAGAGTAGTCTTTTAAAGAGGTTTTATGTATATATAGCAAGTGCTGTAATAAATGCTTGTCAAATATATGATCGGAGACTGCTATGCCCCCACTACGAATAAGTTTAGGCTCTAATAACATTAGCTCAGGAAACATACAGCTCCTGCAATCATTGGTGGAAGTATTCTTTTAAATGCTTTAGTTAGGTCCATAGTTATTCTCCTTTTAAGTCGTCACGTAGTGAATTCCTGACAGCTTTATATCTCGCGGCCTCGGGTTCTAGTATATAGTCTTTCGTAGTCAGTAATACGAAGGGCACGTCAAATCTACCACTGGTACTACCATAAGCTAGATCTTCACTTAACACTTCGATCACTTTATACTTAGTTGCGGGGGTATGCTTACGTACTACGATATCCCCGACTTTAAAGCTGTAGTTACTCTTTTCCAAAAAAGCTCTTCTCCAGATAGTATTGATATAGCATTGATCGGTAATGGCAAGCGTGCTTAACTGCATCGGACGCTTCTTTAGGTGTCTTAAATTTCTTAGGTCTTCTATACATATCAAGTTTAATTACTTCCATAAAGCCTTCAATACAACCAGCATATAGGCTAACTACCTTATGGTCAACTAAATTATATTTACTCTTCTCGTCTATTACGGCTTTTGTAGCGCAGGCTCCTAGAGATAGGACTAAGGCTATTAAATAAAGCTTCATATCAAGCCTCTCTTATTCCGAGCTATTTGATCTACTAACTCAACGTGCTCTTTACAAAGCCTCTTGTAGTCTTCTGGTGAAGACACGCATCTAGGGCTACTAGCCCATAAGGAATCCCAATCTAGTCTAAAACTTAAGGGTAGCGACTTATTCTTTGGTCTGCCGTGGTGAATGAAATAGAAATTAGTGGGGTCTAATGTTTCTACGAAGAACTCTTCCACTAACCACTTAGAGGTCTTTACCATTACACGTTCATTATGTATTTCCCACTCAGATCCACCGACAAAGTGGTAAGGCTGGATGGAGTTTTCATTAGGTATAACTAACCCCATTCGGCCCCTCTTCCACAGCATAAACTTAAGGTGGAGCTTACTCACTAGCTGTAGAATCTTCAGTAGCATCTTCTTCCTCATATAGTCTATCTACATTTAGTTCGCTATCATCTCCTAGAATTAGAATTAGCTGTTGCTTTTCTACTAGGCAGTCTTTAACGAGCAGTTTTAGTAGCGGAGCAATTGGTATTATTTTAGAACAAGCTGCTACTTGACCCTCACCGTGTCCGGTTTTATAGGAAAGATATGACGAAGCCCCTGTGATTAACAGGAGAATCGCCACTAATGTTAAAACTTCTTTTACTCTCACAATAACCCTTACAGGCTATTTAGCGGGCGATCAAGCTCACTAGCCTTGATAAAGTCGTTATACATCCTAGCTGCGTCGGCTTGTGTTTTAAAGTAGCCTAAGAAGATAGTACTGCCGTTGATAGAAGCTCTACTTCTCCAAGGATTAGTACGGCCTGCTGAAAAACTAACTCCAATATAACGTGATTTTTTACTCATATTTATCTCCTTTTATGATAAGCAGTTTAGAGCCTTGCTTAGGGCTTTATAAGACTATAACACTGTTTACTTAGGTTGTCTAGGAAAATAGTAGAATTTCATAATAAAAGCTAAAAAGAATAGATTACCAATATAATTAATCATCAACGGGACATCAAATCCATGCTTTACATATACATAAATAATCATTAGAACTTCACCAAGCCACCACATCCACAGCAGCCAAGGATTAATCCCAACAGAGTGTCCAGATTTATAAGACTGATAAGCTTGTGGGAAGGCGCAGAAGGCGAATAGAATCCCGGCTACCCAGCCGACAGCTTCAATCATTATTTAATACCTTGTCTAAAGCTCGCAACATAGCTACCGCATTAAACGCAAATGCTAGCATCGCTATCCAATTAAACGTGCCTACTGAGGCGCTAATTAGCAGCGCATATATACACAGTATGGATAGTATAAAATGTAGTACAGTTACTGTTCCTTGCATGTTAGTCTTCTTTCTTTGGTATGTAAAAATAAGACTCGTCATCTGAAAAGTCTCTAAAGTCTTCGCGTTCAACTAGCCAATATTTCTGCATTGCCTTATAACTAGGTACTCCGGTAGGCTTACCTGTAAAGTGCTCATCAACCCATAGCAGCGTGTTATTAGGCTGTAGCGCTAGATTGCCGTTCTCTAGCTCAATCAGATTAAAGTCCTTGTGTTGATCTGGAGTCTCTTCTAATCCTCCGCTGGGCGGAAAATCGAAGGTAAGCAAGTATCTACCCCAATGTGTACCACTCTTCAATTTAACTAGCACTTCATAGTTCTTGAAATAGTTGTACTGATGGCAGCTTACTTCTGAGGCTAAGCAGTCCCATAACTCCAAGTCTCCAATAACCTCTAAAGGCGCATCTTTCTTAGTACAAAAGGCGTTGATAGGTAGGCGTATAAACTTAGCGCCGCTCTTTAGATGTACGTGAAATAATAAGGGTCTACTCTTCATAGCACAAGCTCCAAAGATATAGCCCTCTTCAAACTCTCCATGTCCTTCTTCAAAGTTATGTAAGAATTCCTTACGGACTAGGACTTTGATTAAAGGCTTTACGTCTACGTTAAATCCCACCGTTAGCCTCCTGAAGACATTGAATGTTTAAATAAAGCTTTCGATGCTTCTGGGAACTTAGCTTCAATTATTTCTAAAATCGGCTGCGCAACATCCCTTACTTCTTGCTGTGCATGGGAATCAACTCGTAAATCTAAAAAATGAATCCAATTCCTGAGATTACCTGTCATCCAAAACTCAGTCATTAGGTTCTGTGGTAATATGCCCCTAGCCATCTCTCTAGCAACGCCTTTATCGATCATTTCATTATAAAGCTCAATACTCTCTTTATGTAGCTTCTTAGTTTTATTGACTAGCACCTCGTTGTCAGAGCTTTCAAAATTACCACTTGAGCACTGTTTACTCTTATCGTGCTGCTTCCTATAAACTTTAGGAATGTAAAATTCAAGCTTCTCTGCCGTATATCTTCGGCTAATTTCATTGTAAGAAAATGTCCTGTGTCTATGTATCTGACTTCGGGTAAATAGCGGGCATTTAACAAGCACCGTAAGCGTACAATGCTCAAATGGCGTATAATGCTTGTGCTTTGCTAAATAATTAAGAAGCTTAATATCAGACTCATCTAACGTGGTCTTAGTTTTACCAAAGGAAACCCTAGCTGAATTTACAACAGTCAAGTCATTCCCCATATGATCTACGTAATCTACTTTTATGTTGCTCATTTTAACAGATCCTCTCTTAAGCTATCTCGGACTAATCTATGCCTGAGATCTACAGGCACTAACTCTGTAGGCTTTAATCCCCAGCACCCCTTTTTAGGATCAAAGCTAGTTAATACGTTATAACTACTGACATGCTCGAATTTCCAGCCTTCGTTAAGACCTAAGCTATCTGCTGGCTGGATTATAAAAAACTCCATAGCTGTACGTTTAGGGATCGCTACAACTCTAAACACGTTACTTTCTGGAAAAGTGTAAGCTCTTGATTTATACAAAGCGCTGCTCTCCGCAAGCGTAAAACTCATACCAGCTATCTGCTCTTTAGATAAACCTTTCCACCAGTTGTTACTCATATACAAACTATACCACAGTCTTCCAGATTAAGCTACCTAAAAAAGAAGGGGGGTGTTGCGGAACTGGGGGGATGATTGCACTTAGTACATCGCATAACACTAAGCGTCACGCAATATAAAATCATAGGTATCGTTAGTTTCGCAGTACTAAGGTGTTATCTATTCACTAATGTATTCATTGCCTATCGGGGTGTACTTGTAAGTAGCTGAATTTATTAGCATACAAGCTAAGTAAGATCTATTCATAAATGCTATGAATTTACACCCTAAAAGTAGGGTATAACTATCCCCTTCAGCCTAAAGATATAATCGCTATAAAATCTGTGATTGTTGCTATGCATTCGCTGCAATGGCATCATTTATTGGATTTGTTTATGCAACATTGTTCATGTTTATTTGCTGCATTGTTTGTTTATGCTGCAACAGCTCTTTGGTATGCTGCATATGTGTTTAACTTTGCGAATTAAACAATCTATAACTAGATTATATCATATTTTTGTATCATTTTCAATAAGAAAGTGAATAAGGGTTGCATTTTATTTGTATACGTGTTATACTTAGAGATAAGCTTATGTTAATATTAGACAAGCATGTAATTTACTTAGTGACTGATGGATTTAGCTATAGAGTTATGCGGTCTAAGGGAGGTAAGCAGCTAAGTAGCGCTCTACATGCCCTTTGTAGTAAGGTTGGAAGAGAAGTACGCGTTATATGCGCTGTACCGAGTTCTAACAAGGTTACAGCTAAATCAATCAATAAGAGGTTCGCAGAGTTCGATGCTGGACAAGGCTGGCTTAGAGCTGACTCGGCTATCCTAAGCTTCTTCCACACGAGATGGAGCGGCCTATTCCTTAAGGTAGGCAATGATTGCACTACAGGCTTCTATCGGAATCCTAAGAAAGCATTGGATGTCGTGATAATGGATAACAAGAATAGGCTAGAATCTAGTAAGAGGCTGCAGATAGTAGCCGACACTAGACAAGTGTAAACTAATTACGATATAGCTAGTTACAAGGAGGTAACTGCATGACAATACAAGTAAAGCCTTTATTTAATTACGACGAGCGGGTAGTATTACTGCATAACGGTGAGATAGTGTACGGACCTGCTAGAGTATTAGTGTCAGCCAGGGGTCACGATAATAAGTTCAGATACTTAATAATGTCAGAGCAGCTAGATGATAGAGATAGGCGTTATGGCGTTGAAGAAACTGATTTAATGAGCTATGAGGCTTATACTAGGAAGTTAGTTAGAGACGCCTTGGTTGAAGACCTCAATACAGCAGACTAAACAAATCAAGGGTATGGCTAATAATCCAGTTAATAGTGTTAAAAACCTAGAAGGTATGCTAAAGTCAGTATATGGCGATAAACCTAAGAAATTGGAGTCTGGTAATCGCCGTCCTCGGCTCAATAAACTATCAAAACTTCTCAACCGCCTCACAGGAAGTAGTTCTTATGGATCTAAAGAAGATATTAAATAAAGATAAGCTAGCGGAAGTACGATTAGGAGTCCAGCCAGCCGTAGAGCAGTCTCAAATTGAGGACCCTGATGCAGAGCTAGTAGATACTACATTCGGATTCTTGGAGGAACACGAAGGAATGAGTCCTACAGTGTACAAGGACACCTCTCAGATCGACACAATTGGTGTAGGAGCGAACTTAAATAGCCCAGCGACCCAACGTGCCGCCAAGAACTTATCGATCAATACAGGGCAACTGAGAGCGTCTCAGAGCAGTTTAACTCCTGAACAGTCACAGTTATTAGCTAAAGAGACTCTTAAGATCAAATTACCTGAATATAAGCGTAAAATTAAGCGGGAACCGGAGCGCCCACCGCTCCAAACCAACCAACATGCAGCCCTGTTAAGCCTTTATTACAATAATCCGCAGCTTATAGGCCCTATGTTACAGCATAAAGTTGCTACAGGAGATGACATGGGAGCTGCTGCCGAGATTATGCTGCGATCTAATAAAGATAAACTACCAGGCATCACTAAAAGACGCTTAGCTGAAGCTGAATTGTACTTGGGAGATAAATTTCCTGAGATAAAGCAGCAATTAACTCCAGAAGATATTAAATATATCAAGGACTCCCTTAATTCTGTTGAAAATGAGCATGAGCGGGCTCGTCTTTTAGAAAAATACGGTGATTTGTTAAGTTAATACTTGCCAAAGCCCTAGAAATACGCTAATATTGGTGTATGAGTAAGAAACTTATTGAAGATCTAAAAGAACTATTGGAAGTATTAGTAGATAGTAACCTAAAAGCCGCTAAGCATATGAATAGAGGCTCCACAGCTGAGCGAGCTATCATCTATAAGACTATCAAGGACATTAACGAGCAGTTTTTCGATGTTTTCGAGGTTATAGGCTCTACAGAAGATGCTAAATCTAGAAAAGCTCAGTTAGAAGCTTTAGAAGATACTATGAAGGTGTCGGACATGATGAAAGAGGTAGAAGAGTTTGTAGATAGATCCTCAGCTAGAATTAAACAGCTAGAAACTTCAATTGAAAATAACGAACAATCAACTAAAGATGCCTTTGACGGTGAATTTATGTTTAACGCTAGTAAAAAAGGGGAGATTCCTAAAGCATGAGTAAATTCGCATTGTCTAAAAAGCAAATGTTGACTGAAATTGCCAAACTCCTAGAGAAAAAAGGCGTAAGGGATGTTCCAGTACTCGAAGAGATTAAGGTCGCAGATGGTAGTACCTATGCACAATTGCAGAATCACCACAAAAAACTAATGAATGTGTATAGCAGCCTGCCAGAGCCTCTACTGTGGCAGGAGTATAATATTATGAAGCATCAAGTAGAAAAGAAGGAAGCTCAAGATGTTAACAGCAGCAGCGATTAAAAAGTCTTTAAAAGACGGCACTATTGTAATCAATCCGATTAAGCGCTCTAATATCAATGCCAACTCCGTAGACGTTACCCTACACCCCGAGATTAAAGTGTATAAACCTCTAGTATTAGACCCTAGAGTGGACAATAAAGTAGAGATTAGGGAGATTCCGTCAGAAGGCATGGTATTACATCCACATGAGCTATACTTAGCTAGAACTAATGAGTGGACTGAGTCCCACAACGTAGTTCCCATGATTACAGGCAAGTCCTCTCTAGCTAGGCTAGGCATTAGTGTACATGCTACGGCAGGATTTGGAGACATTGGTTTTAGAGGCTTCTGGGTCCTTGAGATTACTGTAGTTAAGCCTACCTTTATTTACCCTAATATGAAGATAGGGCAGCTATACTTCCATAAGCCTGAAGGATCTATTGATATGCTCTATAACGGAAAGTATCAGGATCAAGAAGAAGTAGTCCCTTCAAAGACTTATATAAAGGAATAACTATTAAACTCCGGTATAACAAATACGAAGCAAGTAAGATTACAGCTAAGGGAGAAACCCTGTTCGCAGATGTTAATACAAGCTCATCACAGCTCAGCATCTTAACTTAATAAGCTTAACCTCGTAAGAGGCTAGCATAAAACCAAAGCCTACCTCGTAAGAGATGGTTGAGAGGAAACGACATGACAGAAGAGCAATTAGCCAAGGTACGAGCGCATACTGCGCAGCTTACACAGTACCGAAAATCCATCCAACTCTGCACTATTCCAGGCAGCGAAATTCACCACATCTCCAGTCTAGATAAATATCTAGTAGACGTACTGCAGCAGCTTCAAAAACTACTTAGTGATAACCTAGCTCAACAACAAGCTCCAAAAGCTGATGAGGTGAAATAATGGAAGTTAACAAGCATATCCCAACAGTAGTTATCCTAGGCTTTGCAGCTTTGGTAATTAAATCATTTATTAATCCCCTTTCATTAGCCGAGAGTATTGCAGTAGTAGGTAGCTTAGGTTACTTAGGTTTCTTGCATTACACTCAATGGAACCAAGCACGTAAGATTGAAAAGGACATAGTTGATAGAGTTCAGTCTATGGAGAACAAGCTAATGTTCTTATCAGGCGGCGCTATCCTAAACAACCAAACTAAACGTCGATAATATGTCTAGTATAATTAAGATGTCCAGACCCGAATATGAGATTGCTCTACAGCAGCTGGATAGACTTAATGAAATTTCAAGAGACAGATTATTAACTACTGATGAAGTTAGAATGTATGACATGCTAGTAAAGAACTTGCGGTTGATCGAGGAAGATCCCACAGTAATTGAAGGCACGTCTAAGAAATCAGAGGCATTGTCCGTAGAAGATGCCTTAGCTCTCATGATGCCGCCGGAAGGCGTCTTAGATGTTGTAGAACCTAAACAGACAAGGAAGTCTAATGCCAAAAAAGTCAGCAAAGCCAAAGACCCAGCAGGGCAAAAATCTAAGCCTAAAGCCGACTAAGAATGAGGCAGTAGCTCTTCTATGGAAGAAGGGTATTCTACACTGGAAACTCAACTCGGCTCAGAAAAAAGTTAGACAGCTTTTAATAGATAACGCATACAAACTACCAGTAGTAAATCAATCTAGACGTACAGGTAAGAGTTACGGCCTTTTAGTACTAGCTATTGAGACTTGCCTACAAACTCCCAATGCTACCGTCCACTATGTATGCGGAACTTCCGTAATGGCTACTAAGATCATTAGCCAGAATATGCCACAGGTATTATCAGATTGCCCAGAAGAAATCAAACCAAGATATTACAAGCACGATAGGTGCTACAAGTTCCATAATGGAGCTAAGCTTCAAATCGAAGGGGCTGATGAAGGCAATGCTGAAAGACTCAGGGGAACTAGTACCGATTTAGGTATTATAGACGAGGCAGGTTTCGTAAAGGACCTAGAGTACCTAATTAAAGATATTCTATTACCTCAAACCTTAACCACAAAAGGCAGACTAATTCTGTCTAGTTCTGCGCCTAAATCTACAGGACATGACTTCGTAGACTTTATACGAGAAGCTAAGCTAAATGATGCTTACATTGAGCAGACTATCTATCAAGTATTAGACGCAGTTAAAAACGATCCGCCACATCTCAGATCTCATCTAGATGCAGAGCAGGTAGAGATATTAAAAGAGCTATCTGGAGGAGAAGACTCATCTACTTGGAAACGTGAGTATCTATGCATGATAATTTCCGAACTTGAGTCGATGGTAATACCAGAGTTTACGCATGAGCTACAGACGCATATCGTCAAAGAAAACCCAAGACCGTCTTATTACGATGCGTATACTTCTATGGACCCAGGAGTCACAGATAATACCGGAGTCCTATTTGCATATCTAGACTTCAATCAAGGTAAGCTAGTAATTGAAGATGAATACCTTGCTAACGGAAGTCAGGTAACTAGTGAAGGAATAGCCACCGAGGTAGTACGAAAAGAGACTGAGCTGTGGAAAGATATTAACGGTAATATCAGGCCAGTTTATCTTAGGGTAAGTGATAATGAACCTATCTTATTAAATGACTTAGCACAGCTACACGGCCTTACTTTTGTACCAGTGCCTAAAGATGATAAGGCTGCGGCTATCAACAATCTTAGGATTAAACTACAACAACATAAAATTATAATTCATCCAAGATGTAAAAATTTAATATACCAACTAGAAGCGGCGACTTGGGCCAAGAATATGCGTACTTTTGAACGTACAGCGAAGGCAAAACACTACGATCTCCTGGATGGAATGATATATTTAGTGCGTATGGTGGCTTGGCATAAGAATCCGTACCCCAACAAAGGCGTAGATCACTCCTATCAAATGGGAGCTGTGAATCAGACTTACCTGACCCCAACCCAAGAGGCGTTCAAGGGCCTCTTTATAAAGAAGCGTAACAAATAAACCGAGGTTTCATTATGGAAGAAGATAAAAAACAAAAACGATATCAGTATTTTGCGGCTAAAGACACAGACGAATGCGTAGACGTTCTAGTAGGTAAGGTGCAAGACTGGGAAGCTTCCTTATTGGACTCCGGGCTGCTATCTAAGATGTACAAGAGCTGGAAGTTCTACCACGGTAATTTCAGTGAGTTAGACGATTTTAACGTAGAATCTCACCAACTTAACATGACTGGAGAGCAAGGTGAGTTAGTATTCTTCCCTGTAAATCACTTCAGGAACATCGGCGAGCATATGATTAACCTCACGACTAGCCAAAGACCTGCCCTACAAGCACAAGCTGTTAATACAGACAGTAAATCCCTTAGCCAAGCCTATCTAGCTAACGGACTCCTAGATTACTACATGAGAGAAAAGAACATGGAACGGGTTATGAAGAAATCCGTAGACTATGCTGTAGTATTGGGAGAAGGTTGGGTTAAGATGGGCTGGAACGCTACTTCAGGCGAAGTAGTAGGCTTTAATGAAGACACAGGTACTTATATACATGATGGGGATATTGAATATGAAGCCCTACATCCATTACGTGTTATCCGAGACGTACATAAAGACGACTCCCAAGAGCATGAGTGGTTAATCGTAAAATCATATATCAACAAGGCTAACTTGATTGCCAAGTACCCTGAGTACGAAGAGCAGCTTATTGCTATTGAGACTAGAGACAGCGAAAGCAGTTACCGCCTGACTATTGGACGTAGTAACGAAACAGATGACATCCCAGTATATGAGTTCTTCCACAAGCGCACAGAGGCCGTTCCTGAAGGCCGATACATGATGTTTGCAGACGCTGAAACTCCGCTAATTGACATTCCACTACCCTATAGATTTATTCCATGCTTTGATATCCGATATGCCGATATTATGGGAACTCCGTTTGGATATACTTCCCTGTTTGACCTTCTTCCGATTCAAGAAGCTATCAACATGCTAAACA